GTAAAAGAATAATACTCTGGTAACAATGTGAAGATTTTAACTTGGTCACCTAAGACAATCTATCCAGTTAAGCCGTCTTTATATACTACTTTAGCCATATCTATACAATCAGTTAAAATTTCTTTAACTAATGTATCCATAGCTTGATAGTAACGCTTTGTAATAATATAAGATTGTTGCATACCAACTTCTACGTTTTGCACAGCATCTCGAGCTTCGATACCTCCAAGTCTTTCTCTAAAGACACCAGTAATAGAACTTACAGTATCTTCGATTTGTTGTAATGCATATTGATATGCTTGAATAGTTCCTGGTTGTAGAGTATCGTCAAATCCACCATAAAAGGTATTATTCAGCGATTGTCCTTCCTATGCACTATTAATAAGACTTATTCCGACTTTTCTATAACCTGTAAATTTCATAATTCTCTCTTCTGGGGTATTTCCTAAAGAATCCGGAAGTTGTGCCATATCAATAATAGCACCTTTTGTACCAGAGAGAGCTATAGCATTATCCATTTTATACAGATTTAAATCGTAACGATCCTATAAATCAGCAGTAGCTAGCATTAAAGAATACGGACTTCCGTGACCATTGGTATACCAAATGCCGTTGATAGTTAATCGTGCGAGATTTGGATCATCCTAAGTTCTAGGCATGAATACATCATCGTCGTCTAACACATAAATATCAGATCCTATACGTGTTACATGATAACAATATCCAATCCATTTATCATTTTCTTTTTTACTATCAATCCATTCTACCTCATATACTGGAATCAAATCCCAGTTTTCTTCAGAAGGATCGCCTTCTAATGGGTGTATTCCAACTCCATCCCAAAGACCAGGATTTGAATTTCCACCACAGCGAGAATGTAATCCTGTAATCAAAGCGTAATTAGAAGTATCAGTGTAATCATAATTACTTTTCCAACTTCTCAATTCTGCCAAATCGGATTGAGTAAGCCAATCTCCATATTTAATTTCGATTTCTTGAATCGTCATCCACTTTCTGACTACAGATTTATAAGCATCCTTCATATAACGTGATTTAGGATCCTTGTCAACCCAAGTGTTAAGTGGGTCACATAATTCTATTTTAAAATTCTATCTGTTATGTGTAGGTACCACTTTATAATAAGTTTGTCCTGCAATTAACAGATCGAGTAACATTTGCTCTAATTTATTCTTAAAATCTATCTGACGATTTTGAAGAACATGTTCACAAATGTCTTGAGCAGCGATTTCGTAATTAGACAGAAATCCTCGCTGTACGGACTCTGTAATGTTCTTTAATTCTGATTCAATAAATGCATCCTTTGTAGGAGATTGTTGCTGTTGTTCTCCTGCAATAGCGGCGTATACAGCATTTTCTAGATATCTAGAGAGCCACTCTCGCTGCTTTTTACAGATCTCCAATTGCTTATCTCGATTGATGTTAGTTAATGTTCTAGAATCTTTACAAGAAATTTTTGGTTGCGGTTTAGTACTTAAGTATTCACCAACAATAGCCTCAACATGTTTACGAGTTAAAGGAGTGAATCCAACAGATGTTGGATTACCAATACCGAAGTTTTTTTCCAAGTGCTCGTATTGATAGTGGTCTCTGATACCATTAAAATAGTTATAGGCCTTCATCAAATCTTTCTTTTCTTTTACAAGATCTCCAATAACATAATCACACCAATCGATCAAATACTGATCAGAACCTTTATGTGCTTTAGTTATTTCCATATAATTGTACTTTATAATGTTGTGCTCTTACTAAATTTCTAGTACGTAATTGTTCAACTATGAAGTCAAGAAATTCAGCATCAGAATCTTTCTAAGTAGCTATAGCTAAAGGACCCATTTGCTGATCATATAAATAAAGTTTTAGTATATATTCACCGTCTCCAGAAAGAACCTCCAATCGGTTCGTGAACTCGTGATTGTACAGGGAACAAATTATATTCCTCACTTCCTGTTCTAGCTGTTTGTTTCTCTCCATCTCTTCCTAATGTTGTTTCAATTTGACCGTATGCATTTTTAATATACCCAAATTTCCATTCACTGCCTTGTTTATACGATGCTCTAGCAATCCTACCTTGTGTTTCTTCGGCAGCGATTAGTACCATTCCTAATGCAGCCACAATATCGAATTTTCTTTTATTTTCATACGAATAGCGCATTAATTCATCTATCATTTGAGGAAATTGGATACCTTCAGAATAGTCAACAATAAACTACTCGATTAGATCTAAATAATGATCTATGATATTAGGATTTACAGGACATCCAAACTGTTTTAAATTTGTTTTAGTTGTGGTATTCGCAGTTACATTTGGACGTCGCATCAACCAGTATAATTTATTATGTTGTTGAAAATAGTTTTTAATACTTACACGAGTTGCCTCAAATAGCATTTTTGCATTATAGAACTAACATAATTTTAATGCATTATCGAATGCCATCTAAATATGTTTAGGCCGTTCTTTATATATAGCTACTACTTTAGGTGGTTTCAGTCCGAACTATTTTCGATATACTACCATACAAAAATCAGATACATCTGTTTGACCTGTTGCTGTTGTACTATCAGAGTCGATAGAGTCCACACCACAAACATATAAATCTGTATAAGGTAATCCGTTATCATCTAAGATTGGAAGTTCACATATTTGTATAGGACTTTTGTCTATAATTTCTAAAGTAGGTCTTGAATCTCTGTCGACTTCTCCATCCTTAGTGCGTCCCCACAATAGCCTAATCGATTTAGGCATTTCTACCGTTTTGTGAATGGTCAAAGCATGTAATTGATCTACAAGTAACTCTTGATCAAAACGATTAGATCCTTCCAATATAAATGCATCTTCCGGTGTAAAACAATACTCGGCTTTATCTTTTGCTAATAAAACAGGATCTTTAATTTTTTCCCATTTTTTTAGATAGTGTTCTTTGGCTCTCTTTTTGTCTACTACACCTCTAGAATCGAATCCAGGTTTTCCTTCTTCACCAAACCACATTTCGTATGAAGGAATAAAGAATCCAGTATATTGTACAGACCCGTCTTGTGCGTAAGTATTTTTATAAGGAAGAACTGAATATTCTTCTGGATTATTAAATATCTTATTTAAACCTGCTAATTGTGGACCTTGGTCACCACCGGTACCTCCGACAATACGCATTCCAATTCTATATCCTAAAATATCCACAAGAGCTCTAGATTGAATATATGTATCTATCAATCCTGGAAAAGATCCAGACTCTTCAAAATAAAGGTTATAAACACGAGAACCACGAAGCTTACGAGGATTATCTGTTACAATACCCTCAATTTCGGACATCCAACCACTTTCATTGCGATCTTTATCTACTTTAGAAGCACGCTTGTGCATAGCAGTATCGATCTTCTATCTTAGTCTCTTAAAACCGCCTTGTGTGCAAGTATTTAAAAAATCCAATTCTTGCCAGGTTTTTGCTAATGTATTATCTACATAATTTTGTGCTGCCGCTGAAATTATACTTTTACTAGCTTTATGAAAAGTGTAAGCGTGCGATAGATTACTTGCAATTACCTCTGAGTATCCAACACCGCGACATTTAAAAATACATGCATCATGTCCAGTCAATCGCGCTAATTCTAGATAATGGAAATATTCATATTGTTTAGCAAGAAAACCTGGAAAATCCTCTTCGCGAGATTCTTTTTTTCCTTCACCGAGTACGCTTAACAATCTATAATAGTTTAAGAAAAAATAATGCTCACCAGTTAAGCGATACTTTCCAATTGTTACACCATTTAAACATTTGTTAAATTCATCAGTCCAGTGTTGCTTATGTTTGAACGTACCAGGAATAAAATGAGTATAGGTTTTATGTAGTCTATAATAATCTGCAGCTTTAGTAAATTCTTTTGGATTAAAGTCTAATCCTTCAGTTTCTGTAATAGGACGATATCCAGTAAGTTCATAAGATAATGTGGGATCAAAATACTCGATTTCTTCATCTTTCAGAACATCCCATTTCTTTTTTGGATCGTGAACTTTAATATTATATTTAGGTTCCTCTGCTTGAATAGGTAAGACTTCTTTATTATTGAATGCCTCAAGAATTTTTTGATATTCTAAATCAGCTTTTTCTTCCTAAGTTTTAGGTATTCTTTTAGCTCTTTTTTCATCAGCTGCATTTGCCGCTTGAATTAATTCTTCTAAAGTTCGACCTTTATTTTCTGGAATAATTGGCTTTTGGTTTAAAGTACCTTTAAGTTTTTTTAAATCGTCTAATGTCATAATTAATCAAACAATCCTGGCTCTGCATCACCTCGTAAACCAGACGCTTCCTGAATTTCTTCTTTATATTCTGCTTCAAGCACTTTTAAAGAAGCCATGACTTTGGACAATTGTTGCATAGCATCTAAAGTCTCTTTGACTTTAAATACGGGCATACCCGTTGTCTCAGATCTTTCGTTATAATCGATACTTTGAATAAATACTTGTATCTCGTGTAATTTATTACGAAAGGTCTAGATCAGCGGGCCTACAGTTGAAGATCCATCTTGGAGTTCCTTGTATTTCCTACAAGCTTCTCTAAAAAGTGGATCATTATATTCCTCATCAGTTAATTGTGAAGCTTCAAGAGCGTATTTATGCCTATTGGCTGGAGTGTCCTTAGAACCTGGGGCACCCCAATCAATAGCCATGTAAATGTATGTCAACTCTCTGAAAGCTTTCAATCGTTTTTCGCCAGAAGGATCCTCTGGGCATTTATTTCTTTCATTAGTCCATAAGTCTGCAAATTCTTTTACTAAAAGAACTTCAGGTTGGTTTACGATTATTTCATTTTTATCTGTATCGTAAACGAAAAATTTTATCATATTAATTTAAGTAATCAGCGTAATTTAGTTGTCCACCTTGTTTTGATATAGGAGTTTGTAATGTTCTTCCCATTCTTTGTATTCGTGCCAGATCTCTTTGAGACATTTGAGTTGGATTAGCTCCAGAAATAATTGCATCATAAGCGCTTCCCCATTTTGCTCTTTCACTGTCAGAAATTCTTTTTCCCGACATTCTAGCGATTGCATTTTCTCTAGCCTAATCTGGAGTTACTTGCGCAGATGCAGGAAGTGTTATTTGTGGTGCTACTGCGGTAGATGCTACAGGGATAGTAGTAGCTTGTATAGGCCCAATTTGTTCTGGCCCGCCGAAAGCAACTCCAGCAGCTTTGTCCTGCTTCATTCTTTCCCATAAAGCCAAATTCTACTCTTTTGATTTTTGATACATAGGAATTGAACCCATTCCATATTTATGGAATAGTTCTGCCCTCTTAGCCGGGTCTCTATACTCAGGTGCATTTTCCTAAAGCCAGCCATCAAATGTTTGGTAAGTCATTTTATTATTCCGACTTTCCACACCATTATGTCCGGTTGATTGCTGAGCTGGAGAACCTACTATACCTGAAGGTGTACCATCAACAATAGATCCAGCGATAGATCCTGCTCCAGGCGTAAAACTCGCCCCAGATCGTCCCGCAGCATCTGCAAGATTGGTAAAGAATCTTTTAATTCCGTCTCCAAATTTAGCGTACTAAATTTTATCCCCGTTTTTGTGTATTGGTAATCCTGTACAACCATCTACTTCAATTAAACGCCCTCCGACTTTTTTTAATTGACACCCACAACTAGCTTTTTTTGATTTCACGATTTTTTCTCCTAGTTGTTTTTTCTTTACTCGGCCTCCACATTTCATTGCTGGGGATTGTCCTTGTAATTCTTGAAGAAAAGCCGCAGCTTCTTCATTTCCTTCTTCTGCTAGTTGTACTAATTGCTATAAAGCTGCTTGATCTTGCCCTTGACTTTGTACAACTTTTTCAATTAAGGCTTGTACTACACTGCCTCCGTTTTGTAAATAAGATATATACTTCATTGTTTTATTTATTTAATTGCTTCAATATCCTTAGTATTAAAAACAGCTTCTTGTAACAAACCGTCGTTAGTAAACCAACGGCACACCATTCCCTAGAGGATTCTACTTTTATCCTCTTTGTCCTTAAACACAAGCTCTTTCTTGTGTAATACATACATTTCTGGGGAATTAGATACTTTTGTGCATCTAACTCTCATCCCAGGTTGAAAAAATAATTTTTCAGTTTCCATTTTTTATATCTGCTTTAAAAATATCTTTTTTAATATCCTCTCCAACCCAAGCAATAATATTCGCTTCAGCTACTTGGAAGTAGTAATCACCTTTAACACAAATAGGCCTAGAGGCTCTAATATCAAACATAACATCCATGTTTTCTTTAGAGTACTTACACTCTGGTCCTACTTCAACGATTTGACCAGCATAACATATTTGTTCTTTCTTCTCTCTGTTTCCAGAGTCAGGCGAATCAAATTCACCGTTAGTTAGTTTAAACCCGTCAACTTCTTTTTGCTCATAAGGGTTATTCTCATAAAGTTGTACTAATACCGTACAACGACCTGGTACAATTTCAAGTTTCATTTACATTAATTATTATAAAAGTTAGACATATTAAGAATTGCCACGTCAGTAGTTAACACTAAAGCGGCAGTTGATATAGCATTTTCTAAAACTGTTTTTACAACCAAGAAAGGTTCATAAACGCCGGCTGCAGCTAAAGTACTTTTACTCTCGTTGATTGTTCCAAGTAATTCAGCTGGATGTTTTAACACAGATAAAAAATCATCTGTTAGATCTAAATCAGCGGCTTGGTCCCCAAAATCAAATTCTATTCTACCTGTATCCGCAGCATCTAAATTCGCAAGAGTTAAACCCCCACCTAAAACTACACCTTCTTCTCTAGCAGCACGTACTGCACATACAGCATCTTCTATTCTATCAAAGCGCTCTCTCATTTCTAATTTTGAAAAGCCTCCTACTGAAATTGTAGCTAGTTTTCCAGTAAAGTTAGCCAGTCTCCTTTCGTGAAATTGTCTATCTAATGCTGGAAGCTGTGGATTGTATAAAAACTCTTTAATTGTTTTAATAGTATCATCAGACACTTCGAATTCATCCACAAAAGTCGTTGTCTTATTTGTTATAATGACTTTTTTGATTATTTGACCGTGTTTAAAAATCTCTCTTAAATCCTCCAACATTAGTTGTCTGTATACTCCTCTATTAGGAGAATATATTGCACACGATTGAAGCTGTGATTTATTTTGATTCAAGAATACATGTACTTCAGAATCATATTCTGGAGCTATTAGTAACAAAGATTGTTTATTATCTCTAGCTTTTTTAGCTAATTCTAATACCATCTTTACTTCTTCTATTTTAGTATCTGAAATATAGACTAAAACGTTCTCAAGCTCACATGTTTTTCTTCCGGTATTTATATAATAAGGAGAAGCATACCCACTTTCTATTCTAAATCCTTGAGAATAATCAACTGAATCTTTGACCTCGTCAGACTCTTCGAACATCACAATACCATTTTTTCCTACAGTCTTAAAAGCTTCTGCAACTAACTTTGCAATTTCCTCGTCACCATTAGCAGAAACCTTAGCAACATTGTAGAAGTCAGTGAAAGTTTCACAAGGTTTTGTAGTTTCTCTAAGAGCTTCAATCACTTGTTCCACTTTTACTTTCAATGTACGCATTGTTTCAATTGGATTCGAATAATCTTTAAAAGCGTTAATCAATTTTGCCGCTAATATAGCTGATGTACTAGTGCCGTCGCCTACATCATAAGCTGTCTTTTTACAAATATCCTGAATAATATCAATTCCCATTGATACGTAAGGATCAGGATCGTTTACACACATAGCTGTATGATAACCGTCCTTTGTAATTAATAACCCACCATCGTTTCTAACAATAGCGTTCTTGCCGTTAGGGCCAAATGTACAGGCTACGGCATTTGCTGCCAGGTTTACACCTTCAATAATCTTATCCCGGCAGTCTTTTCCAAATTTTACATTTTCATAAGTCATATTAATACATATTTACATTTATTCATACAATGATTCATATTATATAATAAAATAAAAAGAAGACCCGCAAATTATCAGTTAACACTAATAATCTACAGGTCTTTACCTTAATTAATAAAAGTTTTAAGCCTTAGGCTTAGCAAGCATCTGAGTGAGGTGCCATTCTGCCAATTTAATAATTTTCTCAGAATAAACATCTTTATGTTCCATAATGGAACTTACTACTTTAATCTTCTCCAGCATTCTATCTTGGAGTAATGCTTGATATCGACGATCAAGCTCTTGTGCTTGTTGCAACAATTGTTGATACGCTTGTTGCAATTCCTCATAGGAAGGTTTTACATTATCATTTTCCATAGTCATTTTCATTTATTACTCGCTTACTATAGTATCTTCAGTTTCCTCTTCAATCGCGTCATCCACCACAGGATCTTCTGGGGTAACAGGAGTCTCTGGGTCTTGTGGAACTTCTGGCTCTTGATCTGACGTATAGCCTGGAACTACACCTACTTTTACTGCTTCTTGATATTCAAGCATCTCATTAAAATAATTTTCCATTAGATTTCCTTTCTTTCTATGTGTTTATATTTACCGTTATTACATTCTAAAATTTCACATTTTAGATTAGTTGGATCATAAGATACATGAATCCAGCTAGGTTCTCCTTCTTCATCAGGATACTCATTAATTAATTGTGTCCATTTAAAATCTCCAGATACGATCGTATTCCAGAGTTTTTTATTTTCATTAGTATCTATATCCGCTGCAAATCCTCTTGTGTGATGACTAGCAGGACTTCCTCCGCATGCCGCATTTAATTGTGGGCATCTATAACCAGATGTTACCATAATTGGACCTCCGAATGCTTCCCTAATAGGATCAAGACATTGCTCAATTAATACCGTTAAATTATTTTCTATTTCGGCTGACGGAGTGTTATCGATATTTAACTTTTTAGCAGTGCTTGATTTGCACATTTCTTTGATTGAAAAGTAAGTCATTTTATAATATACCTTTATTAACTAAACTATCTAATTGTTTGACTAATTTTGTTTCCAAATATTTTTTAGCTTTTTCTATACAAGTAATTCTATCAAACGCAAAGACTAAACCGCGACAATGATTTCTTTTATCAGCTAAGCAATCTAACACATATGTCGCTGGACACCCAACTTGTCTGCCTACAGCAGAAGCACTAGTATGTTCTACTTTTTTACATTCTCCAGAATTTAAATCGTAAACCCACACAAAAGGATGATACGAATTTATAAGTATTTCTAAATCTTCCCGTGTTTGGGCTATAAAGAATCCTTTTATTTTTTTACTATTGTTTCTCAAAGATGCACCAACCGTATGGTCACATATACTAAATCCAGCATTTTTGATGTATTCAGTTACTTGTGTAGTATTTGTTAATTTTGGTGAATAAACCTTAGTTTTTATATTATAGAGATACACAGATAATTCGGTAGGGGGGTTTTTATCTCTTAAAATCTGATGAATTTCTGGAACCGAGTTTGCAAATATAAAATCTCGAACATACGATTTTTTTAACATCGCTTCAATTACTTGCTTATAAGTAATGTCATATCCTTTTTCTTGCACTTTTTGTACAGCCATTTTTCTAGATGGACATTCGATATAGTAGCCAAGTTTGTAATTATATACAATAGTTTTAATAAAATTGGCTTTGCCCATACTATTTAATTCGTCTTCAGTTTTTGGACAATATGTACCTCCTTTAGTTTGATTATAACCTTTTCGATAACTGTCGAAATACTCTATCCAATAAATTTCTCTGTCATTTAGACAATCTCTTGTTAGATCTGATTCAAGAATATACAAATTAAAATTGATCAGGCCGTGTTTTAACAAGGCTTTATGTATACCTCTTACACGACCTTTACAATGCTGTTTAGCCCTAGCCTGTATATTCACGGATTGTCCTATATAACATTTATTAGAAACTTTATTTCTTAAGCAATATATACCACATGTTTTAGGAATATCTTTTGTATTAGTTAAGGTATATATTGGTAAAGTTTCCAGTAATTGCATACAAGTGTTCGAAAGATATTCATCACTTCGCGTCATCTGCTTTTTTCTTTTTAGTGTACTTACGCTTGGGCTTTGGAGCCTCTGTTTTCTTAATCTCCAACTCCTTCTTAACGTCAGTAATTTCATTCTCAAGACGCGCGATTTTCTCATCGCGACATAAGATCTTATCGATCAAAGGTTTAATTCTAGCATCGTACAATGCTTCATACATAGCTTGCTCACAAGCTGCACATTCGCCAATCCAGGCAAAAAGTTTGTTCAAAAATTTCTTCATATTCATTAATTCATTGATTATAATTCTGTTTTAATCTGTTTAAATCTTCTTGAGAGTACGCACATAAAACTGTATTTACATTTATCCGGTAAGTGTGTGTATATGGGCGTTGCTCTGAAGTGTTTTTTGGTTTTGTTTCTGAGATTTCAACGCCAAAATATTTTTTTTCCATATCACATAGTTGCTTCTCCAGTTCTTTAAAATTATTAGAAGGATTTTCTAAATATAGTATTTTATAAACTGTCGGATTATGTTTATCTATCCATTTCTTAACTTTTGGAGTTTTAACTACCTCATTTTTAGATAAAACTATTAATCCTGGGGCGTCTTTGAATTCTTGACTTTCCATATATTTCCATTTAAATGCGTATGCAGTTTTCCGTTTACCTTTAGCACAGGCAGCTATATGAGACATACACTCATCGCTTCCTGTTATCTATTTTGCAGCGGAAGAAGTTGATGGATAAATACGAATTAGTTCGTTTGTTTTAATATCATACTGCCCAACATGTTTTCCTTGATAAAAAGTGGAAACATCTTCCGAATGTACAAATTTGGTCGTAGATTTAACAACTTTTGAGATCGTTCCTAGATCATGACCTGTTATTTTTTGTATAGTTGTCATATTGTGGTACTATTCGTATAACTATGTTATTTTTTCATAATCTACATACTATGTACCGTCTCCTCCAATTGTCGCATTATATCCCAAATGGTATGAGTTGTATTCTCGTATCCAATACTATTCACGTTCAGATAATTCTGAACTATCAACCTCTTCGACTAACTAAATTGAAAAACAGTCGACACCATACTTATTCATAGCTGAATACAAAGGGCGTTTTTCACATCGACGCCTTTTACAATCGCTTTTGTGCTCTGCGAACCGTTTGTTTATATCATACAATGTTTTTCCGATATAAACTTTATCGTTGACATTATTGCTAATTTTATATATGTATCCTTTCATAATTTATTGGTCGGGGCGCTGGAATTCGAATCCAGACTTCAGGTTTTCTTCACTACATCGTTTTCACATTGTAGTCCGGACTATGTCTTCATCATGACTTATGTTTTAGATGTTCCGTATATAGTCTCTACACTCGGTATTAACCTAGCTCGGTGTTAGCATAGCCTTGCCTTAGCCTTCGCCGAATTAGCGGAATGTTCATCTATAAGTTTCCAAATAGAGCTCCAATTAACCTAGAGACCTGCTTGCTACCGTTACAATTACGCCCCAATAATCGCCTCCGCTTTCAGGAGGCGTGCTTCTTTAACTTTATTAATTAACTTTTAACGAGGACTGTCCATTTACAGAACGAAAGAAATAGTTCGTAAAATTCTCAGCAAGATGTTCACAAACTTTATTCATCATGTCATTATCCAATTCCACTGTCTCACCATTCTTCATACGCTCAACCACGTCTGTAACAGGATCAATAGCTTTCTCTGGAACTGCTTCTGCATAAGGGTTAGAACATAACTCTTGCTCTTCTTTGATATCATTAGCTGCTTCGTAAGTAGCTAAAATGAACTCAAACAACTCTCGAGCGTTAGGAGAGTTTTCTACAGTCTCCATAAACTTATCCTCATCACCAGAAGTGTAAGCTGTAATAACTTCTTTTACTTCTCTCAACATTTTCCAATCGTCTTGAGAAACCTCAAGAGATTCCATTAGTGCCTTAAAACCACGCACAATAATCATTTCCTTTTCATCGTCCGTCAAGGAACGCATCAATACATCTTCTGCAAGCTTGATTGCATTTTCAGCTTGCTGAAATTCCAAATAACTTCTAATCATATAACCTTAACATTTATTTTTTAAATAATCATCTACTTCTGATTTAATCTCTTCATCCTCGATTTCGAAATTAAATTTCTTTACTAGATAAGCTTGTTTTTCTACAACCTTATCTTTAATTGTATCAAAAAATTCTCCGCAAAACAAATACCAAGTATCATCATTTCCTATTTCTTTACCGCTAGTAAAGTCAGGATCATGATAGATTCGAAGCGAAGCTTCTAGATAGCATTTAAACAATTCTTCATTATTTAAATAAGTAATCCATTTTTCTGCATCACTTGGTAATACTTTTGACACTATTGTTTTTCTCTACCACCAAGAAGGTGTACCATCAAATCCTTTGTATGTAGTTGCAATAGGATATCCGTTTTTACTGTTCTTCATACTGTCCATTATCATATCACATTGTTTTTATCAAATACATTGTAATTATTGTTTAATTTTGGGCAGAAAAGAGTGTAAAATGCACTTTTCTTAAACTTAACAAATAAACCCACAGTATATGCAATTGTTTACATATAGCTGTGGGTTTGTATAAATTTTACCATTTATTTAAAACACACTTCGCATTCTTCAATGTCGTTTTGGCCTTTAAACGGCATGAACATCCACATATCGATCCTTGTTTCGGATAAGTGCTTAATTCGTTTGTTTCAGTATTATAACATTTTTTAGAATCACAGATTCCTCCCATAGAATCTGTAAATAAAGGACATTGTCTACATACCTTCATTCTTGATTCAGATAACTCTTGCTCTTGCTTAGTTATTTCATTTATATGTCCTTTGATTACTTGTCCTACGTTAATTCCGAACATTAGTATTCTATTTCCCGACACTCCATAGTTTTCTATTTAAGTTTCAAACTCTTTACGTGCCATTTAATTAATTTTTCAATATCTTTTTCCAGGTATTCTACGTCATAGACATTTCGGATTTTCATGTCTTTAATATGAACAATCTGTAGCTTACCAGGTTTTAAATCTGGACGAAGTTTTAATATCATCCACATATATAAACTAAGTTGGAGTTGATAGTTAATACCAGAACAATCTTCGAATTTCTACATAGGGTACTTTAACCTTTTAGTAGATTTCTTTGATATGTCGTATCTGGACTTGAACTTAATCCCCTCTTCATCAGTCTTCCAGTCAATACAATTGACCATCCCATCTTTAATAGTGATCATGTCGGCGATTCCTATTAAAGTTACATTTTCATCAACTAACAATTCCATCCTATGTTCTGGAAATAAACCAGATGTAGCAGTTAGAAATAAATCCGATGATTGTAAAGGACCATCTAATCGATACTCCTTTATTGCATTATCGTAATCTGTAACCAAAGCATTTCTAATAGCATCGTGTACCGCAATGCCGGTTTGCTTTGCTTCATCATTCTTTTGTTTCCACTCCAGATCTATTTCCTATTTCTTAACTTCGAACTCTGTAGAATCTACTAAAGATAAAATCTTCTCATCAATCCTCTTTGTTCGTAGTAATTGCATTTTAACATTATTCCATATTTCTGGCTATATTATAGCTTCCAAAGCTTTGTACTATAGCCAAAAATCCCGAGAGAATGATTTGTACTCTCTCAGGATTCCTGTAACGCTTATGTTTGTCATGCCATTTCTACGCCTCTTCTAATTATGGACTCATCTCCAGCTCTACCATTTTCGCTGATAGTCATAGCTGATATTAGTTTTACCATCGTATCTGTATCATTCAAATCAAGAGTTTGATTTGGATCTACACCCATGCGAGATGCCACATTTTGTATATAAGAAGCTGTATTATTTTCACTAGCAGGTGCCCAGGTAGAAATAATATCTTTCACAGTCTAAAGTCCTCTTTGGCCATAAGTACGAATATTTCTTGTAGCTGCTCTAATTCCTAATTCTGGAGTCTCGAATTGTTCAAACTGGCCATCTGTATTATTAGCTATTTTTCCTTGCCAGTTATTATTACTGATTCTGATATTTAACCAATTGTTATTTCTAAAACCTCTTTTATCAGTAGCAACAGGCTAAGAATATCCGGATTGAGAATAAACTCCAGTTTCTGGATCCTATGTTACAGTTTGCCGTATTCCATCCGACATTTGAAGATAATATTGTGCTTTAGCATCCCACCAATTTGTTTCTTCTGGTTGGGAAATTTCAGAAGCAACAGTCTTTTCAGTCTCTTCTTCTGGATTCTAAAGTTTTATTTCTTCAGGATCTTCGGTTTTCTTAGTTAAGGTTTGATAAGATAAATTCACCTTAGCTCCTGTTTGTGCATGAAGGATGCCGCCTTCTTCACGTTTAGACCAAGATCTGGTATTTTGCGCAAAGGTAGCACGTTTTCTAATTGTAGCACTAGGAGATTTTTTTCCACGTTGTATACATTCTGTAGTTACTTTGCCGTTGCAA